CGGCTACGGGGACGGGTCGTCGTGTAATCCAGAAGTACAGAAGGGATGGCGTACAGGTCTATAAGACCGAGTAACCGATCCTTCATAAACCTATCCGGCTATTGACACGGGGAGTCAGTAGCCGGATTTTCAATTGAGAAGATCATGACTTATCCCCCTCTATCTTATCCCTGTTTTGACTTGTATATCAAATGTATATACTCATCCTATGTATATCAAACGTATATACCCATCTTGCATATTCGTGTAGGCTCGTAAAAAGGTTGAATTAAAAAGGAATCTAACTACTATATGTGCTGTAAGGAGCTTTGGGTGTGGATTTGATAAAGAGGAAGAGAAAGGAGGAGTCTTGTAAAGAGGCTCCTCTTTTTTCTCGCAGGAGCAATCTGGAGATTTTAGACGATGCTGCGTCTCGTTTGTCTCTGAGCGACTCAGAGAGGGAGGAGATTGCTTGTTCTCTCTCTTTGGAAGAGGAGAAGAAGACTCTGATCGACGAGTGCATGAAGATGCTGATGTCGAAGCTTGTTGTTGACGAGTGGTGGGAGAGGAGGAGCAGTCAGAAAGTCCCAAGGAGTAAAAAAGTTCTTGGAGACATCACGTATAAGGAAGTTGAAGAAGCGGTTTGGAGCTCAGGGGGCTTGATCTCTTCAGTTGCTCGGAAGCTGAAAATTTCGGTGTACCACTTGAAACAGATTTTCAACAGGTATAAGACTCTGCGGAACGACTTTGAAGAGTTCAGGGAAATGATGATCGACGAGGTCGAAGGCAAGCTGATGGAGAAGATTCGCAAAGGGGACACTACTGCGATCATCTTTACGCTGAAGTGTCTTGGGAAAAGCAGGGGATATATCGAAGCAGTTCAAGCTTCAGTAAAGAAAGCTCCTGTGAAGATAAGGTATAAGAAACCCACTGAGAAGGATATCGCTCGCATGAACAATGTTTTGAAGTTCAAGAAGGTTGCAGATGGGAAGGCGGAGTAGGGTGGAAATCGCTGAAGAAGAGCTTGTGCAAGCTCCTTACTTCGACCCAAATCCTGATGAAAAAGAGGTCGAAGTCTTTGTTACGGATATTTTTGAAAGGAATAAGAAAAGCAAAGCTCAGATTGTCGTCAACAGGGGGGGAAGGGGGTCTTCGAAGTGTTTTGTTCGAGGGACTGAGATTGTCATGTTTGATGGTTCTTTGAAGAAAATTGAAGATATTAAGCAAGGGGAAATGGTGATGGGAACGGATTTCAGGGCGAAAAAGGTTCTTGAAATCCATTCAGGCCATGGGCCTCTCTACAAAGTAGAGCAGTCAAAATTTATTTCTTACACGGTGAATCAAGATCATTTGCTTTCTCTTGTAAGGACGAAAACAAATGGCGATTTCATGTACAAGCACCTTTCGTTTGGCGATATTGTTACAATATCTGTAAAAGATTTTCTCTCTCAGTCAAAAGTTTTCAGGAAAACTTTCCTTGGATATAGAAAAATTCCTACAATTGTAGGAAGGAAGAAGGCTTTTAAAACGAATAGGGGAAGCACTTTAGTCAACACGATAAAGTCAATTAAATATGTAGGGGATGGGGAATATATAGGGTTTTCGTTGGCTGGAAACGGTTTGTTCTTTTTGAAGGATTTCACAGTTGTTCACAATTCGTATTCGATAGCCCAGCTGATGCTTGACAGGTTCTTTACTGAGGAGAGAAAAAGGATCCTCATTTTGAGAAAATCTCTCCCTTCCTTGCGCACATCCGTTTTAGACCTGATGAAAAATCTGAGTTCTGAATACGGAGTCTATGACAGAATCATTGAGGAGAAAGTGCACCTTAACTGGTATTACAATGGGGCTTTGATCCACTTTGGTTCTGTTGACGATTCAGCAAAGCTGAAAAGCTCGGAGTGGAATGTCGTGTGGATCGAAGAAGCAACGGAGCTTTCTTATGAAGAGTTCATGGATATACGCCTCTGTCTGAGATCGAAGAGCAGAGATGGGAAGCCAAATCAGATATACCTCTCGTTCAATCCGATAGATGAATTTCACTGGATTAAGGAGAGATTGATCGATGATCGAACGATGAATACAGAGGAGATCATCAGCACATACAAAGACAATCCTTTCCTGCCTGAATACTACGTAAAGAATCTTGAAGACCTTCAATTCCAAGACATATCGTATTATAACATCTATACGCTTGGAAATTGGGGAAAGCTTGAAAACATTATTTATAAAAACTGGGTTACTTGCGATTGGCTTCCTTCAAGGGAAAGTGTCGATTCGATTTATTATGGTCTTGATTTTGGCTTTAACAAGCCAACAGCACTTCTTCGTGTCTATCAGAAAGGGAAAGATATTTGGGAAGAGGAGCTTTTGTATCATCTGAATCTGACAAACTCCGATTTGATTTTGAAACTCGAACATATTATTCCTGAGAACAGGAGATCGAGAGAGGTCATTTTTGCAGATTCGGCAGAGCCTGATCGTATCAAGGAGATTCAACAAGCAGGTTTCAGGGTGAAGCCTGGGGACAAAAAAATTCTCCCTGGCATTGAAGCTGTGAAAAGGTTTAATGTTCATGTGCATGTCGGGAGCAATAATATCATTAAGGAGAAGAGGTCTTACAGCTGGAGAAAAGATAGGAGTGGACGCATTCTTGACGAGCCGATAGATTTTATGAATCATCTCCAGGATGGTGAAAGGTATGCTGTTTATACAGCGAATAAATTGAAAGGAGTGCGGTTGAGGGTGATATAATGTTAGAGAGAGTTGCCGAAGCAGTAGGATATAAATTGTGGCAGTGGCAGTATGCTCGCAAACTGATTCGAGCACAAAAAGCTGTTGGTCCATTGATTGATGATCATCGGATTTTTCGCTCTTTGAGAGAGCTGCTTGCTCCTTTTGGTACAGTTGTATCAAGACCTTATTCTCAAAGTATTTGGATTTATTCATGTATTAACTCCTGGGCAAATAATCTGAGTCGAGTTCCTTTTGTGCTAAAGGTCGATGCTGGAGAACTTGAGCCAAAGATCATTGAGAAAGGTGAACTTTACGAACTCTTCCAGGAGCCGAACTATCTAATGACACTTGAGGAATTGATTAAAGCTACTTTTATCTTTTTGGGGCTTTATGGAGAAGCGTTTTGGGTTCTTGAAAGAGAGAACGTCGCTCAAATACCAAAGGAAATCTGGACATTTAATCCGACTCGATTCGAGCCGGCGATTGATGAAAAAAATAAATGGCTGCTTGGCTGGAAATATAGGGGTCTTACGGAAGACACGTTCCCTCTCAGTCAGATAATCCAATTCAAACTTTATAATCCTTATAATGATTTGCGCGGTCTTTCTCCACTTGAAGCGGGCAAGCTTAGTCTGGAGACTGATTATCATGCTTCCACATATAATAAAATGTTCTTCGAGCAAGGAGCGGTAACAAGTCTGAATATTACTGTTCCTGAAGAACTCACTGATGAAGCGTACAATAGGATGCTCAAGCAGTTCGAAGATCGTCATATGAGTGCTAAAAAAGCTCACAGAATAGTTATCGCTGAGGGTGGCGCTACGATTACGGAAGGGAGAATGGGGCAGAGAGACATCGAATTCATAAAAGGGAAGAAGCTCTCTCGAACGGAGATTTTTGCAGCTTATGGTGTTAATGAAATTATACTTGGTATATTTGAGTCAGTAAAAAGTTTTGAGGGAACGAAAGCTGCTCATAAGACGTTCTGGGAGGAAACTCTTGAGCCTCTTGCTAAATATGTGGAAGGAGTGTTGTGGTCGAAGTTCTTTGCGAAAATTGGAGTGAGGAGGGGCAAAGGAAGGATATGGGGAGAGTTTGATCTTGCGAACGTGCCTTCCCTTCAGGAGAATTATGCAGATAAAATTGTTACTGCTCATAAGATGTGGCAAATGGGCTGGCCTATTAACATGATCAGCAAAAGACTCGGTCTTGGCATGCCTGATGTTCCTTGGGGTAACGAAGCATTCGTTCCAGGAGGATATACAACGATCTCTGCTTTGATTACTGCATCAGGCACTCAAAATATTGCTCCGGGCAAAGATAAGCCTGATAAGAAAGGAGGAGATGGTGATATTTTGGAGTTTCTCCCTAAGCAACAAATCGAGCATAAACCTTTCCAGGCTTACAAGCAGCCCCTTGAAAGGGAATATAAAACGAAAGTGAAGGCATTTCTTTTTAACCAGCGCAAAGAAGCTCTCGAAGCGGTATATGGAGGTCGTGGTGTAGGGAGAGATGGCAAAATTTATGAGAAACTTCAAAAGGAGTTGCAAGAGGTTTATACTTCTGCAATATTTAAAGGACAATTCTCTGTTAGGGAAGAATCAGGTATGTCTGCCGAGCTTCCTTTTGGCACTGATAATGAAATGGTAAACAGATTTGTTGATACAAAAGCATCTTTTGTAGTGAGCAATTTTAAGGCTTTAATTGATAATTTAATTGATGCTTTTGAGGAATTTAGAAGCAAAAATGGCGATAA